CGGAGTAAATAATTTAAATTTAGCGTTCAATGACCTAAGTTCATCGGACAATGATACATGGTTCTATGCAACATTTGACCCAGGAGCTAATAATTCTTATGATGGTTATTCTTGGGATTTCTACATAAATGATATACAGGATATTGGTTCAGGTACCTTTACAGGTTCTGTTTCAGGAAACATATATAATTTCTCGGGTACTGCTTATCCTGATTATAATAACATGGTTGTTGCAACCTTGAGGTCGAGAGGTATTTCTTTATATACAAATAATTCAGGTCCAAATCATGGTCCAATATACGAAGTTACAGGTTCGACAGACTTAGATATGATTTGTACAAATCAATATTCAGGTGTCACACAAGACCCATTTGCAACTTTCTTACTTAGTGGTGTAACAAGAGATGGTAATACATTTTCATTTGAGAATTCATTACTTACTACCTCATCACAATTTATCACAAAAGTTTTAGGAGTGAGTAACTTTGATAAACCAAGATTTGAGACTCCTATTTTTGTTGAAGAGTTGTATGCAGGTTCTTTAGAATATGCTTACAACCAAAGTTATATCCGTGGCTTAAATTGTAATATGGTTGCTTTGGACTCGGCTAGAAGTTTGGCTTCAGATTCTATTGCTTGGAAATTACAAAGATATCAATCACCAAAATCACCTTTCTTAGTTTCAGAACTTAGAGGTAATAAGGTTTATAACTTATTTAGATTTATTTCGATTTCAGATGGTGATGCGGCTAACACAGAGGTGAAGATTTCAATTGCAAATCTTTCTTTTGACAACATGACTTTTGATGTTTTGGTAAGACAGTTTTTTGATACAGATGCTAATCCTATCGTAATTGAAAAATTCCAAAACTGCGTTTTAGACCCAGCAAGTAATAATTTTATCGCTAAAAAAATTGGTTCTCAGGATGGGGAATACGCATTGATTTCAAGATATATTATGGTTGAAATGGCTGAGAATGCTCCAGTAGACGCACTTCCTTGTGGATTCAATGGTTATTCTCAAAGAATCTATGGAAGTACAGCGGTTCAAGCACCAATGATTTTCTATAAGACAAAATACAATTTCCCTCAAGAGGTAGTTCTTGACCCACCTTTTGGTTCTGCTGCAGGTGGTGCAAATACGGTTACTTCTCCTGGTGACGTTGTTCGTAGAACTTATCTCGGTATGTCATCCTCTTACTTATTTACTATTGAGGATGCGTTCTTGCAATACTTAGGTCAAAAGAATCCTGTTGTTGGTTTTTGTACCGCAACTGAATCGGCACCTTGGAACGGTTTAACTAAAGGTTTCCACTTGGACTCAGGTGCTACGGTGGTGACTATTGGTAATGAGTTCACAACAAGTGGTCAAACAGCATTCGAATGTGGTGTTGCTGATTTCACTTCTAATCCAAGTAGTCAGGATAATCCATATTATTTTATTTACTCTAGAAAGTTCACACTTTGTATGGCGGGTGGTTTTGACGGTTGGGACATCTATGAAGAAAGAAGGACTAATGAAGATAGATTCGCTTTAGGTGGTACTGGTTACTTGGCAGGAGCTTGTACTTCGGCAAGATATCCAACAGCAACTGGTTTCGGTACTTTCAAAAATATCACCGTTGATGCTGACAGTCAGTCATTTGCAAATACAGACTATTACGCATATCTTCTTGGTATTCTTACTTTTGCAAATCCAGAATCTACAAATATAAATGTTTTTGCAACTGCAAGTATCGATTACGTTTATAACCAAACTCTTGTAGAAGCAGCAATAGATATGATTCAGTTCCAAAGAGCTGACTCAATTTACATTGTCACTACCCCTGACTATAACATGTTACTACCAGATTCAACAGACCAAAATCAAATCATTTACCCACAAACAGCGGTAGACAATCTTGATAATACAGGTATTGATTCTAACTACACCGCAACTTATTATCCATGGATTTTAGTAAGAGATACTGTGAATAATACACAAATCTATATCCCACCAACAGGTGAAGTATGTAGAAACTTAGCTCTTACAGATAACATTTCTTTCCCATGGTTTGCATCGGCTGGTTACACAAGAGGTTTAGTAAACTCAATCAAGGCGAGAGTAAAACTTACTCAACAAGATAGAGATACACTTTATCAAGGTAGAATCAACCCAATTGCGACATTCGCTGACGTAGGAACTGTAATTTGGGGTAATAAAACCCTCCAAGTTGCTGACACAGCTTTGAACAGATTGAATGTAAGAAGATTGTTGTTACAAGCTCGTAAGTTGATTTCAGCTGTAGCAGTGAGATTGTTATTTGAACAAAACGACCAAATCGTAAGACAACAATTCTTGGATAGTGTAAACCCTATACTTGACTCAATCAGAAGAGATAGAGGTTTATATGACTTCCGTGTTACTGTTTCTTCTTCACCTGAAGACTTGGACAGAAACACTCTCACAGGTAAAATTTACCTTAAACCAACGAAGGCTTTGGAGTTCATAGATATTGAGTTCTTTATCACACCAACAGGTGCTTCGTTTGAAAATATATAATAAAAACGGGGGGTCCAAAACCCCCCACTTTTTTATTACCTAATGAAAAAAATATTACGAGAGGGAATAAAACCCGAGGGGACACCAGATTTAAAGTATTACGCATTCGATTGGGATGACAACATTGTCCATATGCCAACAGAAATCTATTTGTTAGATGATGATGGTAATGAGGTTGGAATGAGTACTGAAGATTTTGCTGAATATAGAAGTAAAATAGGTAAAGGACCTTTAAAATACAAAGGGAGTACAATCGTTGATTTTGCTCCAAACGCCTTCAAGGATTTTAGAGTGGATGGTGACAAACAATTTTTGATTGATGCTATGAAAGCTAAACCTGGTCCAGCATGGAAGGATTTTGTAGAAGCGGTAAACAATGGTTCGATTTTTGCGATAATAACTGCTCGAGGACACAACCCGAGAACTCTTAAACAAGCAGTTTACAATTATATAGTTTCCGATTTCAAAGGAATAGACAAAAACCAAGTAATTAAAAACTTAAAAAAATATAGAACCTTCGCAGGAGAACAGGATATGACTGATGAAGAACTTATAAAAACATATTTGGAGTTAAATAAGTACCACCCCGTTTCTTTTGGTGATGATATAGGTGCCACAAACCCCGAACACGGAAAGGTAATTGCGATGCAAGAATTTGTAGACTATATAAAAGGGATGGCTGCTTTACTAAATAAAAGAAGTTTTCTTAAAATGGATATTGTAAATAAGTTTATTCCAGCAGTACCTACAATTGGCTTTTCAGATGACGATTTAAAGAATATAGAAGTAATGAAGAAAGCTTTTAAAGATAAACCAGAACTAGTAAAGACTTATTCAACAGCTGGAGGAATCAAAAAAGAAGTAAAATAAAGATGAGTTTTTTAAAATAAAAGTAAATAGAAAAAATTTTCACTAATACTATATTTATAACATATAAACACAGAAATTAAAATTTTTATAATATGGCTGATTTACTGATGAAGATGCCCTTACCCTACGAACCGAAACGGCAGAATCGATTCATTTTAAGGTTTCCTTCTAGCATGGGTATCAATGAATGGTTTGTTGAATCTGCTTCAAGACCCTCAATTAAAATAAATTCAACCGAAATTCAATTCTTGAATACTTCAACATTTGTTGCAGGTAGATTTAATTGGGATGAAATTCAGGTAAAATTCAGAGACCCGATTGGTCCGTCTGCGGCTCAAGCATTGATGGAGTGGGTTCGTTTACACGCTGAATCAGTAACAGGTCGTATGGGTTATGCTGCGGGTTACAAAAAAGATGTTGACCTCGAGATGTTGGACCCAACAGGAGTAGTCGTAGAAAAATGGATTTTATACGGAACCTTCCTGACAAGTGCTAACTTTGGTTCATTAGCGTATAGCAATGATGCTTTAGCTGATATCACATGTGGATTGCGTCCAGACCGTTGTGTGTTGGTTTACTAATAGTATTTAAATTAAAAATAAAACTTGTATATTTAACCGTGGAGACATAAACTTCACGGTTAAATTTTTTTTATGCAAGACCAAAGTAGAGACTATGGACAACAAAATTTTTCATTACCTCACGATGTTGTAATACTTCCATCAGGAGGTAAGTTTTATAAAAACAAAAAAAAATCAGTTAAAGTTGGGTATTTGACAGCGTCGGATGAAAACATTTTGATGAGTAATACAAGCGATATTACTGGAACTTTATTGAGAAATAAAATTTATGAACCTGATATCAAAATAGATGATTTGTTAGAAGGGGATGTTGAAGCAATTCTTATTTTTTTAAGAAACACATCATTTGGACCTAACATAATGATGAATTTGGTGGACCCACAAACAAAAAAACAATTCGAAGCTAATATTTCGTTGGAAGAGTTGAATATAAAAAAACCACTTCACGAACCAAATGAAGACGGTAGCTTTACT